GTTAGCATTTGCCTTTGACGCCCAAGATCTGGACCGGGTATCTCACCGTTCCTCAATGGGGCTAGTCCACGACTAGCACAGTGTCTACGAGTTGCCTATCTAAGTTTTAAATTTTGTTTTTAATGTGACTACCATGCACACGAACACTAATCTGCCCATTGTACCAGTCGTCTGATTCTAATACTCTATGATTGAATTGTTCTCTAGCTTCTATGTAACTACAAGATGCCTTTGAGTTGCAATAAAATAATATTTCTCTTGTAAAGTTGTCTGAGCCTAGCTCTGCAATGTCTCGGTTGAGTTGATCGTTACTTCCATAGTATAGCTGCCAGTCTGAGTCTATTTTGCTTTTAATTCGTTTGCGTTTTTTGTTGCCGTTTTTTAGTTTTACTATTTTGTATGATGTTTTACTAAATTTTGCTAATTTTTTTCCAATATATTTCCTGCCGGACAGTTTATTTGTAATCAAATAAACAAATCCAACACAATCTTCGGGCAGTGTTTCAATTTGATTTTGTTCGTAAAGCCATACCATGGACTAGTAGTTATGACTGCCCGCCTATAATGATTAATTTTTTTCTGCATTTAACTGATAAATTATTTTTTTTGGTTTTGTATTGATTATTTGATAATCATCAAGTAGATTTAAAATCTTTTTTAGTTCTGCTCGAGAATTAGGCTGACTGTATCCTAAATCAAAGCTGATCTCATGCAGTTCGACTCTTCTTCGAATGCGCTCAACTAAATTTAAATCTGGATTGTCCAGCGATAACCAGGCATATAAAGTGTCAGACTCGTTGTGATCTGCATCTTCAATTTGATATAATTGATCTCTGTATAACGGAGTATCTTTTAATATGTGCATAGTGGTGCCCCATCGCATCATAAAAATTGTTCCCATATCGGAATAAATTTTGTAACGATGCAGTCGATCTATATTGATATAGTGATCTTCTAAAGTTTCTTCAGGGTGACCTACTAGCATAAGAAAAATATTTGGAATGGCCCATCGACCGCATTGTTCCAAATGGTAATCAATACTAAGGTCATTAAATTTTTTCTTCATTGCGTTGCGGATTTTTTCACTGAAACTTTCTATGCCTACTGTAATTTGCCTTACACCTGCGTAATGCATCAGCTCGTACATGATCTTGGGTTGATTAACACTGTCTCGACAAATAAATTGTCCGCTATAACTGATATCTTGCAAGAATGAATCTTTTGCTTTCGCCTCGGCTAACAAATGATTAAAACGAATCCAACCAGACACACTACCGTTTATTAAACTGTCAGTGAATTCAAATCGCTTGATATTGTATTCCTTGGCATGGGCAATCATTTCGGTTACTAAACTTTCGGGAGATCGATATTGAAATTTAGGCCATATGGTTTCGATGTCACAAAACGTGCATTTTCGAACACATCCTCGACTGCCAGTGATTAACAAGCGACTGTCTTGATAGCGAGAAAAATCTACCGGACTATAGTCAGGTAGGGGCAACTGGTCAAGGTCCTCAATTTGTATAGCATTATTTTTATCTAATCCAGGATGCGTTCGATTATTCAACAATGCTTCTAGACTTTGCTCGCCTTCGCCAAATATAACATGATCTGCCCAGCCTTGATCTAAAATTTGTTGGCCAAACGTGGTATAATCCGTAATTGCTTTTAACGAGCTACTAACCCCGGCGCCCCCGACTAATAACATGCAATTGGGGATTTGTTCTCGAATCATAGGCAATAATAATTGTGCAATGGTTATACTATTAAAAGTAAACACACTGACTGCAACACAGTCAGGTTGTTGCAAAATCCAACCTTGAATTTTTTCTTGTAAAAAAGCAGTAATAGTAGTTTGTACCTGCGGCTCTAGCGGTGCAATTAACTCACACCAGCTGTGCATATTTTCCAAATCTGAATTGTCAAGTGCTTGATGCAATTCTAAATTAAGATCAGACACAACAACATCAAATCCGTTATTTTTAAAAATTGGAGTAATGGCGGCTATACCCGCTGATGGATAAAGCGACTCAGCTAACGGAATACTAACTAATATTGCTTTTTTCAATTATCTTTTCCTTCAACACAGCAACAAGATCGCTGTTGCTGGATCGTCCAATAACTCGGTCAATGGTTACATTTCTGTTGTTGGCTCCTAAACTATCTATGCGTCCCTGTAGGTCTTTTTCTCTGTAGTATTTAAAAAAATCTTGGTTAATTGAAAATTGTAAACAATGACTTTGCATTTCAACATTGCCTAACCATTTATTAATTAAAAATCCGTTAATTCGTAATATAGGATCTATACCCCATGGCTCAAAAAACACACAGATCTTCTGTAACTCTTCTGAATTTTCAATTGTCCAATTGTGCAACGAAGTTTCAGTAACAGCAATATCGTTTGTTGTTAACCTGCTGTTGGTCAACTGTTTGTGTTCCAACTCAATTTGAATTCTGTTCATGTTTTTTATTGAGTATAATTTGAAGAAAATGTTTAGGACCAGCGTTGCGTAAATGAAAATTGTCACTACTATGAAACAAATCACGTTTAAAAGCCACAAGCTGACCTGCTTGTTGAGCCGGGAGTATTTCTTTTATAGTTAACCACAATCGATCTTCTGGCCAGCACATAGAAAGATACTGATCCCATAGTTCTTGAGTTATTGGATTAGGGTGTTGCGGATTTTCTTCTTTGTATCTCCAAAATTCATTGTAGCCAGAAGATCGCTGATCAAATATGATAGTTCGGCTATCGACATTGTGCAACGGAACTAGCACATTATAAAATGGATCCGATTCCATATCGATCACATTTTTTCTTTTCATATCACAATGTATATCCCATGGCAAATACAATCGTACATAACTAAGCTCCAATACTTTGGCGGTATTTTCAAATAGTTCCAGCGTTTTGCCTAACACATGATCTAATCCATTAATATTAATATTTGAATTCAACAACTGAGACTGCCATGCTATTACCGAACCTTTAAATATACCTCCAGTATCAATGAACTCTTCGCCGTTGGTTAAACTCTGACACTGATTAAAAATTTCATTAATCGTTTGTAAGTCAAAAAAATCATTTTTTACAATAATGTCGGTCATAAATTATTTTATCCTTAAATTTATACAATTTCTACATCTGTGTTGTAACTAGTAAATCCACCTTCTTTAACAACTTTAAGTATGTTTTCTACCCGTCCAGCAAGTTCATCTCTGTGACTTACTAACCAAATTGATTTTTGTCGTTCACGACTCATTTGTTTCAATAAGGCCAATGCATTCTCTACACCCGAGGTATCAAGTCCGTTGTCAATCATTTCATCTATAAACAACAGGTTAATAGGTTGATATAAACTTTCAAATACATCTCTAAAGGCCCAACTCATACTTAGTATCAATCGATTGCGTTCACCGCGACTCAGGTTATCAAAGTCCAGCTCACGTCCTAATTCTTCGATGCTAACAGTTAGATCATTTTGGAATACTACAGTGTGGGGTAAGCCCACACGGTCCAAGTAGTGTGTGAGTCTAGCATTTAGGTAGCTAAGATTTTGCTCAATAATCTTCTTACGTATGAACGAGTCTTTGCTAGTAAGTAGTTTTAACAAGAAATCTTGATGTTCTTGCAAGCGAGTAAGTTCATTAAGAGCGTCATATGTAACTTCTCTTAATGCCTGTTGTTTCATTTCTTCAATTTGTTCTGCGTACGGATCTGTTTCAACAGCCTTTGTGGCAATCTGTTGTTCCAAGTTTGCCACAGTGGCCTGATGTTGAATAGCATCTGACTCTTTGTCATAGAACATTGCGGGTGGCTTGCCTAACGTGCCCAAGGACGTGTGGGCAGTCTCCAGCTCTGATAACAGGGTGCTAAATTCTGTGCCGCTCTGTTGAGCTGTTGCCAAATCCGCCTGTTTGCTTTCCAAAACTTGTTGGTGCTTAGTGTCGTGGAAGGCCTGACCGCACGTATGACATTCATGGTTTTCAAGCGTCTCGATTTCTTTTGATAATTTGGCCGCCAGCTTTTCTTCCCTACCGATGTCCATTTTGACACGGGAGATCTGAGTTGATAGTTCATTGATATCCTTTCGCCGTTGATCCCATTCTTTGTGATCTTTGTGCGCTTGGATCTCCACTTCAATCTGAATATTCTGTAACGC